GGGGAGGGCAATAACATACACGGATGCGGTGTCTGTTATAAGCGTAGCCGCTTTATCAAAACCTAACACCGACGCCAGCAAGATAATAAACGGATAGACCAGCATTCCCATTAAAGCCAAGCCTGTGAACCTGCGCTCTGCGTTGCGCTTTAAATCTTGGTCTGCAATTTCAAGCTTGCGATCCTCAAGTTCAAGTTTATTCCACATAGTTCGGAACTCTGCACGATCGATGCTTCCGTTTCCGTTTGTATCTGCTTTATCAAACTCAGTCACGGCTATCTCTCCATCTTGCATAACTCAACGCAATGTCTTTATACCTGCTTATTATAACTATTTTTCCGTTTTTGTCTACAACGACCCATTGTGGCGTCCTAGTACGGCTTGTGTAGGTAACGTAAACAAACATAAAAACCCGTCACCACTTGCCCCGACCTTTGCCAAGAAAATAAATAACAAGAGCTAATATCGCAACGGCAGCACCTAAGATTAAAACGCCTAATGTTATGTCTATAATTTTTTGTCTCATCTCTTCTTTGGCATAAACCGCATCACGTTGCGCTTTACGTTGTTGTGCCTCGATCGCCACGATTTCATTCCAAGCTGCTGGTCCATATGTCCAACTGATATGAGCCCGAAGCTCTTCACGCATTTCTTTTAGCTTCTGTTTTTTAGTCCAAATGTCCAACGCAGAAGCCTGCGTGTCAGTAAACATTTTGTACATTGGAGGTTTTTTGGCTTTCTGTTCCAAAAAATCTATGTCCGCTACAGCTTTGCTCCATGAAGAAAGAGTATTGCCCATTGACGTTATATCTTTGCCAACGGCTATAGCCTTCTTCAAACCAGAAAAAGCCGCTGTAGCGGCTGTCATTGCAGTAATTGGATCAATCATGGGACCTGCTTTCAGCCTCTTCGATTCAACCCTTGACGCTGAACCTCTATGCGCTCCCGATTTACATCATTCCTATTGCCAGCAATGTCCTCTTGGCTCTCAATCTTTGCAGCATCCGTTACAGCACGTTGCTCCATCTTAGCAGCCTCTAACAATAACTCTGACTTGTCGGTATTTGATTTTCGTTCAGCGTCTTGTTGTTTGACTGCAAGCTCTTGCATGCGGATCTGTACCAGTGGATCAGACATTGGGTCCTGACCTGGCGGTATTAAGTCCGCTAATGTAGCCTGCATAATTTCTAACTGTTGTATAGCTACAAGTTTCTCCATCTCAGCAGGGTTTTGCATCTGCTGTTGCACTTCTGCAATCTGCTGTTGAGCCGCATTCGGATCAAGCGCGCCCATCTGAACATTCAACTGGACTTGAGAGATCAAGTTTTCAATCTCTTGCGTCACACTCTGACGTGCTTTCTGTGCAATATGTTCTTGGACGTGGGCGTAGAAGGTCCCCATAACTTGTGGAGAGGTTGTAACTAGAGGGGTCTTCATGAACATCACATGTATTTTTATGTGTGCATCATGATCCTGATCAGGGAAAGACTGCAACAACTCACCCATTAAAGCACGAGCGTTCTCAACCGCGGGGTCAAGTGGCTGTGGTTGTGGTGTTGGTGGCAGGATCTCGTCTATGTTCTGCACCTCTAGAGCCATATACATGCGACGATACGCCGCATGCAGATTGTGCATCTGTGGGTTCGACTGAGCTAATTGCAACTGAGTTTGCGCCAAAGTAACACGTTGAGCCATCGAGAAGATGTTTGGATCACTAACCGGTATGATATCTACACGCCCGTCAAAATCCGTCGCCATAATTGTACGTTCGGCGCCGGCCACGTCGTAAGGATATTCTTGCGGTAAGTTGTCTGCAAAGATCCGCGCTAGGATACGAAACTCTGTTTTCTGTGAGTAGTGTAGCCGTTTGTGAATCGCAGACATCACTTTCATGCCACGCTCCAGCATAGCCATAGTAGTACCAACTGGAGTTTCTTGATTCATGTTGTTGGTCTGTTCGTCAGCCAACGATACAAACCGGCGTCCGCCCTCAATCAGCGCGCCTAGAAGTTGTGCTAGAGTAGCTGAAGGTTCTTTGTACGGTAGAGGAATGATAGAGTCCCGAATGTTGCCACCAGGAGCATCAATGTCCCGCCATTCTCCAGGTTGTAAAGGTTCGTCATCGTTACGAACCTTTACCCCCCGAGCCTTGAAACCCGCTGGGAGGTTGGCGAGTGTTCCGGCATCGATCAACTGGCGTAAAATACTGGTAGCCGCACGACCCAATCCACCAATCATGTGAATTAACCCAAAGCCATAAAACCCCAAGCCAGGCATAAACTTATAATGAACGAAATACTGACGCTTCTTAGCAAGCTCAGTGCCTTCCTCATAGTTCCTACGGATAGAGAGTATGTCCCCTGATGATTCATCTAAGGTCACAATATACGGAAGTTGAATACCCGTAGGCTCTCCGTTAGGATCCATGTCCTCAAAACCCTCAAGGTCTAGATCAACATGCATCTCTAGTAATGTGTAGACTTCATCTGAGTAGGTCTTGGATATACCTTGGATCTCGTCAACTTTCTGACGAACCTCGTCAAGCTCTCCGTCACCCACCTTTAACTCAACGTCACGATAGAATCCTGCAACCTGCATCTTACGAACTTGGTTGTAGTCCATACGCAAAACATGCGTGACTCTAGATGCCGTGTTTAAATCCGACGCCGAGTAAGGCACAACCAGATCTTGTGCCGGAATGAACTTAGCTACAGACCGTTGCTTGGCCTCGTCAAAGTAAACTTTCTTAAACGTAGATCCTGATAACGGTAAATAAAATAGTAGTTGATCCATATCAGGATCGTATTCGTCCATAACTTCCATGATCTGAAAGTTCATGTATTGCTTCACACGGTGCGCTTGAGCCTCACGTTCAGCGTCCTGCTTGCCCATCACCTGAGTCTGAACAGGCCCACCAGCCGGTAATAGCTCCTTGTAGGCTTGTGCTTGGAATTGGGTCACACTCTCCGCTATAAGTGGGTGAGTGACGCCAGAGGCCCCTTGGAACGGCTCTGAGCGTTCTTGCTGTCTAATGCCTAGCTGGTCCAGTCCCTTGGTGTATGCTTCTTCCCACTCGGACCGAGACACCTGGTCATCTTGGTACGAACCTCTAAGGTCTGAAGATAACTCTCCCATGTACCCATCGTCTAAATACTCAGCGAGATTAGCCTCATGCTCCATAGGAGCCTCGGCCTCGGCTTGCTCAATCATGTCCGCAAGTGCTTGAACCATCGCAGTTCCGTCTGCGTTCTGTATAACTTCAGCCCCGCCAGAGAAATCTTCCGGAGTATCTAAGGGAATGTCTACCGAAGGCAGCATGTCATCAGGACCGCCCTGCATTGCGCCGGTGTCTACAAGTGAGCCCATGGGGCGTGGTGGCAAAGCCATCAATAATACTCCCTTTTCTTAGGAACGAAGTCGTCCCCTAGGTCTTCGCCGTTGAGCGATATAAAACCGCCCTGTCGAAAACGCATCAGTGCTAGTGTCATGCTATCACAATAGTCGTCATGATCGCCATTAGGAAATGACACCACCTCTTCTATAACTTCATCAGCAAACTTTTTGTCCGCCGGTGCCCACACAACACCCGCCTCAAACAAGGGGGCAACCATGTGCATTCTCGTCACCTTATCACGACCTTTGCCTGGTGAGAACCCTAATGCTGGTATTCCTCGCTGGCGTAACTCGTCAATCAAAGGCTGACCACTGGCCTTGGCCTCTACAATTACCATGTCTGGGTCCCAGTATTCGTGTTCCTCGTAGGCAACTTCCTTTAACTCAGGAAAATTCCACCTTCCGCGCTGGGCATCCAGCAAAACAACGTTATCTGGTCCACCATCCTCCGGTTTAAACACCCCCCACGTTGTAATAGCAGAGTAATCCGCGGTTTCTTTCTTGGAAAACGCCGTATCATACGCCTGTAATATGTAATCTAGGCGGGGAATCTTCTCTTCTTCCCACATTTTCCACCATTCCCGCTTGATAATAGAGGATCCCGAAGATGTTGGCTCTTGCTGCCACTGGGCAGACCATTTTCCTACAGGCAATGACGCTTTAATGCCTAACAGCGCGTCCTTTTCCCAGAACTCCGGCCATAATGGCTTGCCACTGGGCAGAATTGCAGGAAATTCTACAACTTCCCACTTGTCAGACATGATATCACTGCCCTGCTGGGCCAATAATCTACCTGTCAAGTCTTTTTTACCCCATCGAGTCATAACAATTATGATAGAACCACCAGGTTGTAGACGCTGACGGGGTCCAGAGGTGTACCATTCGTATGCGTGGTCGAATGCAGTCTCGCTTAACGCATCTTGTTCCGAATGAGGGTCGTC